GACACACAAAATCAAACATCAGTTCGAGATACTGACGATGAGTCAACATTTTTAACATTTCTTAATTTTTACGAAAAACAAGTACAACAAGTTATATACAAGATAAAAGAGTCGGTTGAATTGGAAGTATCTAAACTAACAGAATCAATTGATGAGGTAGTTAGTAAAGGTAAAGAGGACATAACAGAATATGCTATAAACCTAATACCGGTCAACAGTAATGTAGAGGATGTAAAAACAAAAAAACTTACAGCTGAAGAAAAGAGTAGGCTGATAGCTGAAAAGAGAGCGAAATTAAAAAAACTAAAATCATACCTAACACAAGCAAGACAGGTTACAAGAGGAGCTACAGCATTAGCTGGTAATCTAAATCGCGGTATTATATCATATTCCCGCAATCAACAAGCTATTACCGATATATCAAATGGTTATTTTGGGTTCAAATCAATCGATCAACCACCACTAAGAATAAAAGCAATAGAAAAGCAAAAAAGACAATTTACAAATAGACTTCAAGACTTACAAATAATTGAGGGACTAATTCTAGGCTTCAATTTCTTAATTGAGGACATAAAGAGCAATCCTACCTTCTTACAGGATTGGAAGACTCAGGTTGTAGATAACATAAAAGACCAAACACGTCTTCAAATATTTGATGAATTAGGTACTATATTTACTACACCAATTAATAATCCAACAAAACTTTTAAGTATAATCAACCAACTCTCCTATGTTATAGCTCAAGATAATTCAACAATCCAAAATATAAAGCAATTAGAACAACGTTATATTAATAAAGCTGCAACAGCCTTTCGTCAACTAGGATCATCTAAAACAAAAGCTGGAGAGTATTTTAAAAGCTTGGCTGATAGATTGGATGGTGATGTGTCATTTATTGCTATCTTGTTAAAGGAATTGGGTTTTAAACACACTAGTGTTAGCGAATATGTAAATAACTTTATCGATAATGTAAAAAAAGAAGTCGATGAAGCTATTGATAAAAAGCGAACTAAAATTGAAAATAATAACAAACAATCACTAGATACTTGGAAGGAGAAGAAGTTTAATGTGAAGGCTCCAATAATGAGTATAACCTTCGGATTAGCAACTAGAGCACTATGGTCAGGAGCTACATGGCTTGGTCCAACTGGCACACAATTTACAGTAACTAGTATTGGCCCATTTAAACCAATTAAAGGCAAAGTGGAGGGTGGTGCAAGTGCAATGATTAGAGAGATGGCTTCTGGATTTTCAAACCAAATAAAAATATTAACCGGAATATATGCAAATGCGCCTGCAGGCATAGCTCCAATCCCATTTGTGGGATATTTATAATCATATAAAGATATGAAGTCACAAGAATTTGTAAAATTATTAAGACGAGTTATTCGTGAAGAGGTTACAGAGGTTGTTAGTACCGAAGTAAGACGAATTCTCAACGAAGAAATCAACTCAGTTAAATTACCAGTTAGAGAGCAAACTCAAGTAAAGCAAGCTAAGAGATCACTTACACCAACTTCTCCTAGGGAATATCCTCTTGTTACTATGGATGATTTCCTTAATGAAACAAGACAAAATATGGCTGGATTTGATGACGGGGGTGGATTTGAAAGTATGAGCACGTTTAACAGTGTAGGAGAACAGGAGTTTGATCCAGAATTAGCAATTGCTCCGAGTCAGACTGCACATTTAGTAAAAGATTATAGTAGCCTCTTGAAGCGCGCTGATGAACTAGCAAATAATAGTAGAGGATAATGGCACAGGAAATCCGCGTTGATCCTATTGATTTAGAACTAGATGTTGCAATTGGTATAAATTTACCAATGCAAAACTCATATGGATCAGGATTTGCTCAAACATACCTAACAATAGACGCAGCATATGCAAATGCTAGAAATTTATTACTAACAAACAAGGGGGAGCGAGTAATGCATCCGGAGTTTGGGTGTGATTTACGTAGAGCAACTTTTGAATTTAATGATGCGCTATTAGTAACTAATATAGATACAAAAATACGTACTCAATTCGAATTCTGGCTACCCTACATATTTATTAATGAGTTAACTATAACTCCATCTGAGGATGAAAACTCCGTATTCGTGAAATTAACAATAAGCTTACAGGGAAATCAACTCGATACAAGAAGCATAACGTTGCAGTTAAATACTAATCAATAATGCCTACTAAAGATATTAAGTACCTAGGTCGTGATTTTGATAGCTTTAAAAGAGGCTTGATCGAATTTGCGAAGGTTTATTACCCAAATACGTATAACGACTTTAATGAAACATCACCAGGTATGATGTTTATTGAAATGGCAGCGTATGTTGGGGATGTATTAAATTATTACGTTGATTCACAATTTAAAGAAAATTTAGTATTACACGCTCAAGAAAAAAGGAACTTACTTTCTATAGCTAGTTCTTTTGGCTACAAACCCAAACTATCAATTCCATCGGTAGTTGATATTGATGTTTATCAACTTATGCCAGCGTCTGGAAGTGGTGAAAATGTGACAGCAGATACCAGATATGGATTAATAATAAATCCAGGATTAAAAACTAGATCTAGTGCCGGTAGCATAGAGTTTATAACACAAGAAAAGATTGATTTTAGTATCAATAATTACATAGACCCACTTGAGATTTCAGTTTATAGTATTGATGAGACAACTGGCGCACCAAATTACTTTCTTGCTAAAAAAACAGTAAAGACAATTAGTGCAACACTTGAAACAGAGACATTTACAATCACAACAGCTGAGAAATTTAAAAAGTTTTTAATTAATAAGCCAAACTTAATTGCAATTGACAGCATAGTTGACTCGGATGGCAATATTTGGTACGAGGTTCCTTATCTAGCACAAGATACTATCTTTGAAAAGGTTGCTAACACTCAGTACAATGACCCAGATGCAGCAGTTTACTCAGCTGAAACACCATACCTTTTAAAATTAAAAAAGGTCTATAGAAGATTTATAACAAGAGTCACTGAATCTGGAATTGAAATACAATTTGGCTCAGGAGTATCAAGCACTCCAGACGAAGAGTTATTAGCAACCCCGGAAAATCTCGGATTGTCGTTACCAACTGGTAAGGATGATATTGATGCTCCAATAGATCCAGCAAGTCCTTTATTTACAACATCCTACGGAATTGCACCAAGCAACACAGTACTAACTGTAACTTATTTAGTTGGTGGTGGTGTATCGTCAAACGTACCATCAAATACAATAAATGAAATAATTGGAGTTGATATACAGACAACAAATCTTCCACCAACAACAACAATACTCAACCAACAAATAGTAAATTCGTTAGCTGTAAACAATACAATAGCTGCAAGTGGTGGAAAGAGTGGTGAAACCGTAGAAGAAATAAGACAAAATACACTAGCTCAATTTTCATCACAGAATAGAGCAATAACTCGTGAAGATTATATTGTAAGAGCTTATGCAATGCCACCATCATACGGAAGTGTAGCAAAAGTATTTATAACACCAGATGAACAAAATAATATCGGAACAACAGAGGTAAATGACACTGTCGCTAATCCCTTGGCATTAAATATGTTTGTGTTAGGTTACGACAATAATAAAAATATCGCAATAGTAAATGATGCAGTTAAGGAAAATCTAAAAGTATATCTTGATCAATACAGAATGCTTACTGATAGTATTAATATTAGAGATGCATTTACTATTAATATAGGTGTGGATTTTAACATCATTGCATTACCATCATTTAACGCAAATGAAGTATTACTAAAAGCCATTGAGTCTGTTAAATCATTTTTTGAGATAGATAAGTGGCAAATTAATCAACCAATAATATTAAGTGATATATATAACGTAGTACTCCAAGTACAAGGAGTTCAAACTATTACTGGTGTAAATATATATAATCTCAACGATAGTCTAAGTGGATATAGTGATATATCATATTACATACCGGGAGCAACTCAAAATGGTGTAATATATCCAAGCTTAGATCCATCAATATTTGAAGTAAAGTACCCAAATACCGACATTAGAGGTAGAATAGCAACATTCTGATATGATTTTTAGCTTTTATCCTACAAAAGACGCAACAATATACGAGAAGTACGTAAATAAAAATACGGGGCTAGACGCTATATTAGACATAAGTAAAACTATTGATAGTGTAACAAACTTTAACTCTAGAGTTTTAGTTAAGTTTGACCTAACAACATTAGCACAATATAGCAGCTCTGGACTAATAACCTCAGCATCTACCGCAAAGTATTACTTAAAGCTATATGCAACTGAACCAGTAGAGATACCAGTAGATTATAATATTGAGTGTTATGCATTGAGTGGTAGTTGGAATATGGGATCTGGTAGATTTGCAAATTCACCAGAAACAACTGATGGAGTTACTTGGAAATACAAAACAAATGTATCTTCAACTAGTCCTAAGTGGGCCACTTCTTCATACAACGCAGGAACTACTGGGTCTTATGATTCATCACCAGGAGGAGGTAATTGGTATACTGGATCAGCTGCATCACAATCATTTAGTTATAGTACTTCAGACTTAGAATTAGATGTAACAAATATTGTTAAAAGTTGGTTGAGTGGTAGTATACCAAATGAGGGCTTTATTATAAAGAAATCAGACGCAACGGAACAAGATACAAGTGTATTTGATAGTTTAAAATTCTTTAGTCGTGATAGTCATACTATATGGGTACCAAGATTGGAAGTTAGATTTAATGACTTCATAACTACATCTAGTTTAGCAACTATCAACATTAATGAAGAAAACTACGTATCTATATCAAACATAAAAGATACATACAATGAAAAGAGTAGAGTTCTATTTAGAGTAAATGCAAGAACAAGATTTCCGTTAAACTCATTCCAAACATCATCAGTATTCCTTAATAATCAACTAATACCAACCGAATCACAATATAGTATAGTTAAGGCTGATACCCGAGATGTTATAATACCATTCGACACAGGCTTCACAAAAATATCTGCCGATTCTACTGGTAATTATTTTAAATACTATTTAGATGGACTACAACCCGAACAGTATTATAAAATTTTAATTAAGCTAGTTAATTCAAGTGTTGGGTATGAGGAGGTGTATGACAATGATTGGATATTCAAAGTTGTAAAACAACAATGAGAACTCTAGATAATAGAGCAATATTAGACTTAGGTGACACAAATAACATAACAATATCAGGATCGTTATCAAGTCTAGCAATCTCACAAACAGATGAGAATGATACAACCTATGCCCTATTTCCAACAGCATTAAATAGCCCACCAATTATAACAAGTGGAATTGCCGATGCAAGCATACCTCAAATTAAACCAATTCAAGCTGTTGATAGAGGTGAGTATAGGTTATATGTTAATAGTGACTCAACTGTTAGGGTAATATCTGGTCAAACCATTAAATTTAGAGTAGAAGCAATACAACCAAATACACTAAATGTTGAAAATGGCATTCCAAAAATCATACCAGCCCTTAGTAGATTGAGTTATTTGTGGAGAAAAGATGGAGTTGAGATTACAAACACACCATCATCAAGCTTATCTCAATTTATTATATCTGGAAGCGAATTAACATTGAGAAATATAGATCCAACATTTACTGGATTATATAGTTGTGATGTTATTAATGACATAAGTACAACAGTGTCTGAAGATATAGATTTAGAGGTTATAGATATTGAATCAGATATTTACTTTTTATCAAATCAAATTACTAATCCATTCTTATTAAATGGAACTGATGGTTGGACAAATGTAGTTGGAGAAGTACAAGCAAAGCAATTAAGTAAACAACCGACAGAGAATTTTAAAATTGTGAATGATATTGAAAGTTTTGGATACACCACAGATATGTTTTATCCAAGACCATATCAATTAAACTTTACCGATATCAAGGGCTTTAATACAAATAACTTGGTGAATGGTGGAGGCTACTTATCCAGACAAAAAGTAAATTACTACCAGAACGGTGAAACTCCTATAGTATCAGCTTACCAGGATATAGATTTAACAGATATACAAGAGTATATTCAAAACTCAATATATGGTGTAAAAGGAGTGAGAGCAATATTTACATGCTACATAGGCAACGCAGTCACAAGATTTTTACATTCAGAGTATGTAGCTAGCTTAGAGAGGAGGCGAAATAAAAAATCATACTGGTTATCTAAACCAAGATTAAGTGTTGAGAATTGGTTAGTGGCAGGCCCTCCGGAGTTAAGTGAACAGGTAGAGGTAATACGTGAAGAATATGATTTAGATAATCGAGTGAGATCACAAGTGTTAGATCTAACGACAAATGGTGTCCAAGAGCAATCAAGTATTATTTTATTGGATCCGTGGACTAAGGCTATACAATCAAAATTTGGTCAAAAGGTATCACCACAATCAAAAGGAGATAGGCATGATGCAATTATACTAGCCAATGATCAACTATTTCAAAGTGATAGTAATAAGAATACACTTGGCCAATACGTTGAGCATAATAAGGTGGTTATAGATAAGCTTAATTTTAACACAACAAAGATTCGCATACGAATTAATTTTTCTATGTACGACCCTAGGTTAACTGAGTTGGATGAGAAGTTTTATGATACTAGTAATGAGTTATATGATATTGTGAGTTTCCAAAAAACTTGGAAAACAGGGACATATGAAGAATCTGCCGACAACTTCATTGCAAACCAAATGTGGCCAGATGAAACTAAAGCAATTCAGAAAAAGATACCTAAATCAGGAGTCTCTCGTGGATTAGTTACTGGATTAAATCTCAATTTAATACCACTTATTGATAACAATCGTGATAATCACTACACAAAGAGTATAGGACAAGTGATGAGTAATAATATATCCTTTGTACCAAACACACTACAACCACCTCAAAACCCTATTGCATTCCGAATGTTTCTTAATTCAATTAGATAGTGGAAAAAACATATAACATATCAGGAATAGCTACAGATAAAGCGGTAAGGAGTACCGATTATGAATTATTACCAACCAACCTTGTACCACCAAGCATTGCTTCACAGATAATAGCAAATGTACATCAATTTACTTGGTTGAATGGAAACGGTGACTTTAAAAACTTTTATCCAACTACCAATAATATTAATATAGTAGAGGGTACAGAGTTTATGATGTCTATCTACGCACTAGACCCATCAAACTTAGTTAATATATACGATAATAGTAATTTAAGTTACGTTTGGAAGAGAGATGGAACTCCTATTTTTGGAATTAATTCACTAAATAATAATAAAGGATTAAATGTAATTTACATTAAACAAGCTAATTGTGTAAAAGATTTATCTGGATTATATACTGTAGACGTTTCAAACGCTTATGGTACAACCACATCAGAAGGATTCACCGTAAACATATTTAAGCCATTAGAACATCCTACACTATATAAGAATTTAATTCTTAATAGTAGTGGTGAACAAGGGTTAGATAATTGGATAACAGACAATGATATAAAGACAGATTGCCTTCAATATGGCATCCAAGAAAATCAAAACTTTGGAAGTTTTAATTTTAAGCTTGATGACCCACTATCACCAACAATAGGACAACCTATATTTCGATTTGGTACTGGGTATAACTGGAATAATTTTAATGATATATTCACAAAGATACAAAATAATCAGCCTATAAATCAGCCATATGTTCCAACATTACCAGCAAGCCTTGTTCTAAATGAAAATAAAATAAACACACCCCTCACAAGCTTCTTTCCAGATCCGGATTGGATTGATAGGTATAATAAAAATACAAATGTTTTATCACTAAAAGAAGAACTTCAATCCTCAAATACATACTTTACGAGAGATAATGTTAAGTTTAATAAATTTGGAGGTCAGTCATCAGTAAAAGCTAGCCAGATAATTGATTTGACAGACATGGCAGATTATGTTGATGGTAATGTTTATGGGGTTGATCAATTAGTAGGTCAATTATTTGCATATGTAGGAATTGGCTTAAGTAGGTATAAATTTAAAGTACCATATATTGTTGATGGACAGACCATACCAGCAGAGACAAATTTCTTTATTTATAATAAGGGTGTGTATGGTGATATAGGTGTTGATCGTAGTACATCAGGTCCAGCTGCACTATTTTTCCCAGAAGGAGGTCTAGATGAAAATATACCAATTGAATTAGTACCATTTGCAGACGATAATACGATTATATATCTCAATTATATTGATGCTAACGATGTAGTAATATCATCAAAAACACTAACAGGACCTACAGCAGAGGATATATTTGCTGTTAAGGAGAAGTTTTATATTCCAAAGTTTATTGAACAACCAATTAAAAAAGGTATACCATTTAAAAATATTGACACATATGATGTGTATAACGTACAAGAAATACGAAATGGTTTAATTAATCTTAAAAATAACGGATCATTTTCAATGACATCGGGAAATGGTAGAGTTAATGCAGTTACCGATCAAAATTGGTATGATGATGTTATAAACAATGCATTTGAACCTATATTCCGAGACTTAGATTATCAATATGAAAACGTAAATAAAACTCAAGTTAGAGATGATGATTTCTTTAATCGATATTATCGCGATGTAGCCGAAATTATAACAGAACAACAACTATCAGAAGATGAGGATCCTCGAAATTCAAGTAATAATTTACGAGATAATGGATCTACTTACTATTTCGAATATCTAAAAACTGCACTATTTAGAGAATCATCAACCTTTAATACTTGGCGAAATGCTATGTTACTAGCTAATGAGGGATATCAAAGAAGGAGAGATGGTATTACCGATAGGGAAGCTTATCAATATGAACAACGATTTGGTATCTTCGCAGCTTTTCTAGATTTAGCGAATAGATATAAAACATCAGTTACTGATGCACTTAGGTACTCAAATCCAATAAAAATAGACAAACAACAATATAGCACATT